GTCGTTCGACTCTCCCTGACCATCAACCCCAAGACATGCTTGACTGACAGATCAGTTGGTACGTAAGTGTTTACGCCACGCGTCCGCGTGACGAACACGAACACAGGCAACGTTTTGGATCATCTACACACCACAACCCGCTTGATGGATTACACGCCACCCTCGTGTAGTTTATCCACTCTTCGGAGTGTCGCCAGTTCACTGGCGAACGACAGGTCCGTTGTCCAAGAAGGACAACGACATCCGCTCGAGTTGACGCAAGTCCCACTCGAGCCGATGCGTATCTGCATTGAAGTCATCGGATAGATGCCAGTACGCCAGCTCTTCGCCAGCGCGCCACTTTCTCCCAACAACCCCCGTACAGACGACGCCGATTTCAAGCCAATTACGCTCTTCCTGCGTGATTGGACACTTCGGCGCCTTAACACGACCATTGCGCATCGACGCGACCGCATCGACACCAACCTCTGTCGCTCGCCAGGGCGAAATGATCTTCTCGGACTCGTAGTCGGTGAGAACACGAGTCTGGTAAGGCCGGATATCCGGAACAATGCGCGTGCCGAATTTCTTCATCACACGCGCCGCCTCGAGATACTGGCGTTGAGTCACTTCATACTTCCACCCTACTGGACACACAACACCCATACCACCGAGTGATCGATGGATGAAGAGGTTGCGGCCGCCACACTCGATCGTGATGTCGAGTCTATGCAGCGACAGGAAGTTGCCCAAGATTTCCTTCTGCCGGCCAGGCAGACATCCATCCAGAAGCCGATCGATAGTCGCACATCGGTGCGTGCCCTCGATCACTCCCTCACCCTTCGAGTCATCCTTGGCTTTGTTTTGGACTTTGTTCAAACCAAAGAAAAGACCCGTATTCAAGTAGTTCACCTGCCGCGGCGTCGAGCCGGGCAAGATCTTGTACAAAATTGACGTCGAATTGACATTGGCGTACTCGTCGTGCACGTATGCCTTTCCAACACTCAACTCCAACCCTACACGGCGACCCCAGACTTCTAGGAGCTCAAACTCTCGCAGGGGACCTGCGAAGAGGATGTCGTCACCATTTATCAACACTCTGTTCATCCATTCGATAATCTGCGTCCGTTCAGGTCGAAAGATCCCGTTCGATACGCATTTCACGATCAAATACAACGCGAGGTTGGCGAGGCACAATATCGGAAAAGAGACCCGTGATCCCATGAGCTGAGC